CCTACTTGACCGACAAGATGGTTAGTCCATGTGACTACAAAGACTTTCTTATTCATTCAAAGAAACTCCCAATGCTGATAGTCTTTTGATGCTGCCATCCAATGCATTGTAGCACATTCTTCAGAGGTTCCAAGAAACTCTTTTCAAATTGTGTTTGATAATCCACATACTTCTCAATACCAAACTCTTTTGGTAATTCACCAAAGAAGCTAATTACATTCTCATGTAATGGGTTTGGTGTTTTGAGATACATGAACTTAACCTTCTCACCTTCCTGTATCAAGGCATGTTTATTTTCTACCTTATGCTTTTTCACATAATGATTATACAGGAGAGCACCCCTCACATGGATTGGGGTTCCTTTGGAATAGATCTCCGTAGGGTGACGGTACTTGGCAAGGTTGTTAACTCCTCTGGGAAAGGCAACTTCTTCGTAGGGACGTTCCCTCGTTTCTGTTCGCACAACATTGATGAAAGTGATAAGTTCATCATTTGTGTTGCCGATAATAATCTTAAACGCTGCATATAACTTGTCTCTAAAATACGCTGGTGTCGATGACCTAGCGGTTTCAAGACCCATGATTTTCATCTTGGGTTCTTTATATCTAACACCCTCACTGTCCCATACGTTAAGAATGTAACGCTTCTTTGCAGTCCAGATACCACGATCAGCGATGTTCTCACGCTTCATACTCATCTTTTGTTCATACGCCGATACATACGACGCAAGTTCTTGATATGAACGTTCGATAAAAGGTTCCAGTTTCTCTTCACAGATCTTGTCAAGTAAACCAACAACTGCTGCTTTATCACCAGACTTATGACCAAGAAATTTATTAACAAGAGGTCCGAGATTAAGATAGATTGAGTCAGTGTCGGATGCAATGACATAATCCTCCTTTTCAGTGGAGAGCAGTTTATTTAGGTATTCATTCATGCGGTTTTCAATCCAACGAATTGATACCTGACCTGAAAGAGTAATAGCTTCTGCATTAGCAAGACGATAATACCTGAAGTGTTCGTTGCCGATAGCACCATAAGCAGAGTTCAAAGAGATCTTCTTTGCCATCTGAATATTATTACAACGGGCGATCTCTTTCATGAGTTCAACAGTAGGAGTCTTCTCGTACTGTTGCTTTGCTTTGATCATCCGCTTCTTGAAGATGACACGAGAGTCATACATCTTCTTCATCATCTGAGGAAGAAACCCATGCTTCTCTTTTGTGTACTGTGCGCCATTAGCACACACAGCATACTCGCCGTCAATGTTTATCTCCTTACGAAGTATTCTATCAACCGTAGCTTCTGGATGTCGTTTGTCCTTGAGAGTTTCGGGAGAAATGTTGTACTGCATAATGAGGTGAGGATACAAAGAGTTGAGATCAAAAGACACAACCCAATCATAGAATCCAGGCTTCGGTTCTTTGACATATGCCCCCGCATACTTTTCAGATTTATCGTTTTGTGTCTTAGGAGGGATAGCAATCTTACGCCTAAGAAGTTCACAGTAAATGTAGTTGTCCCACATACGAACCTGTGAGAATACATCCTCATAGTTTACCTTAGCATCATATGCCATGGTGTATGCAAGTTCAATCAACTTCATCTTGTCATCTAGTTGATCTACCAGACGAACGTCATGGATGTTGTAATCAATAAATTTTTGCCAGTCCTTCTCATAGAACTCTTTGAATGTATCAAACTCAGAGTGATCTAGTTTTTTAGATCCAAGTTCAACAAAAGCAATATGATCTAGACGGTAAGATTCTTGGTTAGTATAAGTAAATTTCTTATACAACTCAAGATAGTCTAGAGTAGAAATTCCAAGAGTATCAACTGCTAATTGTTTTCTACCTTTAATATAAATCTCACGTTGAGAAACAAGTTTCCAAGGAGACAATAGCTTTACAAATTTATCACCAAGAATACGTTCAATACGATTACATATGTAAGGCATATCAAACAACTGCACGTTCCATCCAGTAATTACATCTGGAAAATTTTCCTGCCAGTATTCAAGGAATGCACCCAACATACCTTCTTCTGATCGGAAATGCAAGTAGTCCACCATGGGGTCTTTGTTATTGTATGGACGTGCCCCAAACACAATAATTCGACCAGTGAAACTATCCTTTATGGATATAGCAAGGATTTCTTGATCGGCAGTTTCAATATTAGGAAATCCGTTTTCAGCAGCGGTTTCAATATCGATGGTAAATACACGGATCTTTGTGCTGTCAAACTTAAGTTCCTCTTCAGGATGCTGCTCAGCTATGTATTGATATAAAAATCTAGAGTTACCATATATTTTAAATTCCTCTACCTCCTTATACTGTTTTATAAAATCTCTCGCTTCAGTGATAGAACCAAACTTATGTGGTTCCACACAATCTCCTTCTAGTGTACGCCACTCTGAATAATTTTTACTAGGCAAATACAGCGTAGGGTTGAAAGGAACCCTCACGCTGTAACGATTGCCATTCTCATAACCACGCACAAGCAGACGATTACCTGCTTGCTCAACACTAGTGTAAAAATTCATTCAAGACATTCAATATAACGAGCAAGGAGTACCTTGCTTGGGTTGGTCACTACAGTAATGTCAGAAGATCTAACATTAAACTCAGTCTCCGATGAGTGAGTTGCCCAAGGAGTTAGTTGACCTTCACAGTCTACCAGATAAGGTTTGATTAACCACACATCAGGGTCACCTGATAAAGTGTCCCCCTCAGTAGGTTCTACCTGAGCGATGATCCACTCATTCGCTAGCTTCAGCAGGTTCGCTTTCAGTTCCATCAGTTACCTCAAAGAAAATATCTTTTTGTTCAAGTCCGACCTCCTTGAGTTTTTCAGTGTAGTTATCAAGAATATTATTATCTGGATATACAACACTAATAATGTGTTCCCCACTAATTCTATGTTCTTCTACAGGAGAAAAAGGACACCAACGAGTATAGTTGATAGGGATAGTTCCATTTGTATTAACATCTCCAAGTGACAAAACATATGGATATAGCATACGATATCCAACTACTTTTTTATCTTCGTCACGAACATCTCCAAAGAGGCAAAGAACACTCTGACTCGTGGTTAAATTAACAATCCTAATATTGTGATTAGTTCTTAGTGGTTGCTGTTCAGTTTGTTCTGTTGATTCAATTTGCTCAGTCATAATACCTCTGGATTAATAGTTTCACCTTCTTTCTTTTCTTTAATTTTATTTTCATATGCGTTTTGCAATCCTGGTTCAGGAGTGCTAATTGTCATCACACTATCATATGGAATTTTAAATTGCCAATCTGGAGTGTAAGGATTCCATTTACTAAACCTGACTTGGTATTCCATACCATGCTGTTCAGTAAGATATTGGGGAGTGCCATCATCAAGGTTTAAGATGTAAGGTTCTTCCATCAAAAGACAAACACCTTTACGGTCTTCACCTTCTTCATCAAAGATTTCTTTTAACTCAGTAATGATTCGATCTCCCGTTTTCAATGTAACGATAGATACTGCCATAGCTATAAGCGTTTAATTTTATTATACCACCAAAAAAAGGAGGAGTCAACCTGTTTGTTGGCAGGTGCTCCTCGCGGCGACGATATGATTTATTTAGAAGTGTTTTTTACGCTGTTGTTTTTCTGGTAGTTCTTTTTTCAATGTGATTATTAATAGACCATTATTGAATTCTACGGTCTCGACTTCTACATCGTCTGACATCTGCCAGTTACGTGCAAATGTTCTATATGAAATTCCTTTATGTGCGTAATTTTTTTCTTTATCTGCTGGTGCTTTTTTAGCGGATACTGTTAAGACGTTTCGTTCCGTCTCCACATTTAGATCCTCTTCTGAAAATCCAGCAAGAGCGACCTCCAATATTGTTCTACCACCAGGTCCATTAATGACATTGTAAGGAGGGTAGCTTGTTCCTGCTCCAGCAAGAGATTCAAGTCTGTGGAATGTTTCATCGAACCCGAGTGAAAATGGGGAAAGTTGTTGCCATGCATAATTGTTAACCATTGTCCTTAAATAAGCGACGTTTATATGTGACCCGTTAGGCATCACACTCCTATTTAACGATAACAGTTTAAACGTTAATAACGGTTTTCCTTATTAAAAATTGCGGTTTACTCTACCTCTTGTTTCTTACGACCGATATTATATTTGGACTCAAGCGTCCATTCACCTTTCTCCTTAAAGGAGAGAACTTTAATTTGATTGAGTGGTGCTAGGTCAGCAATTTTTTCCTGACTCTCTGTATTAATATTAACCAGTCCCCAGTCAACTAAAAGTTGAACGATACGGTTACGACGTTGTGCATCATTCAAAGAAAAATTTGTGTTCTTGCCATCAAGGGCAAACAACTCTTTGAAGTGTACAATAAAATATCTTCCTTGCTTATGGAGAATGTGGCAGGATTGATAAATCTTTTTTTCTTTACGTGATGCAACACCAATCCTTGTTAATGTTTCTCTCACTTTTAAAAAATCATCTGGTTCATTTAGGACGACTTCAACCATATCGGTTTGTCTCCATTGAATCTCAATTTCACCGCTCATGTTTACCACCTTTACTCAATGCTTTTGTAATATGATTTAATTGATCCTTGGTGAGAATTCTAAGAGCTTGTAGAGCTTTATCGTCATTATAACCATAATACTCTTTTACTAACTCAAGATAGTCAATAGAATCTTTTCGTGCCCAAGGAGAAAAACGTTTCCTAGGTTTCACACTATTTAGTAAAAAATCATACTGTAACTTCTTTGGTAGATGAGGATTCTTATTCAGTTCATTGACATAAAGAATAGTATCAGTAAAAGAAGACAGACATCTGTTAACAATATATGGGGGATACTTTCTCTCAGCATCTATATCGTCATCAAGAATATTCTTTTTGGATTGGTTGATTGAGTAGAGATAGTCTTTCAGTTGGTACATTGTCGTTCCAGTGTCTTACGTTTCCAGCGATGATAAAACAGTTAGTAATTAATAACTGAGTAAAAATGATAGTTCTAATGGTGCATATGATATTATCATATCTCTTAGTTTTATTATCATTGAATGATCCTAAGGAGTATTTCCAGATCTTCCAAAGTTCTTTCATAGATCATTTAAATGTTGCAGTGACGCCCACTACAGTACAACCAGGATTACGAGCAAGAGCGACCTTGCGAGCATCTTGATAATCAACAGCGATCACCTCTTCCTTGAAGACGGTGCCTGCTTTGTATAGGGTGACTTCACACTTCATAATTAAAAAGGACTAGTTCCTTACGAGCTGCTTGATCTGTATTATAACTCCCCACGCTCCTCATGGTGTAAGTGTGTGCAAATTCAGCAGCTGTCCACTCATCGAAACGATCTCTGATAAGTTGTGATGAATTATAAGACACAAGTTGTGGACCAATAAATCGATCACACTTGACAGCAAAATGATCATGGTTAAAACCACTATGCATATTACCTTTCTTACCATAGAGATTAGAACCAATCTCATAAGGAGGATCTAGATAAGTGAAAGCATTCTTATCATCAGTAAGAAGTTGTTCGTAACTGAGGTTAGTGATCTCCCACTTAGAAATCATTCCTGAATATTCAGGGAGTTTATCAATGCCTCGCATCGAGAAATTGCTATCTGACGCTTGCTTGCTGAAGGAACTGGATTCAGTGAGACCAGAGAAAGAGCACTTATTAACAATATAAAAACACACAGCAGCAGATAGGTTGGATGTTGAATCATCGTTTAGTTTCTCCTTAGCGTCTAGAAATAATTGTTTTGCTGATACTGGTTCTGGATTTTTAGACTTCAGTTCTTGAAGTCGTTTGTAGAGAGCATGACCGTCATCCTGTAAGGTCTTCCAGAAATTGACC